TCCAGCCAAACAGTGATATCGAGACAGTTTTGATCGATCATCAATCCAGGATCTTGCAACTTGAAAACGGGATAGCAAACGATAACGGCGGGTTGATTGGCTATGATCGCGTTATCAACGACGCGGTAAAGCGGATCTTAAATATCCAAAGCGGCAAAGTAGATCTTGGACCAAAAACAGGATTCAAGGAGCTTGATTATTTAACCAATGGAATGACGCCGGGTGAGTTAATTATTTTAGCCGCCCGTCCTGCTATGGGTAAATCGGCACTTGCTTTAAATATTGCCGAAAACGTTGCGTCAAGGGGGTTGCCCGTTGCATTTTTTACCTTGGAAATGTCTACAGAAAACTTTGGCATTCGGTCCATTCAGGGGCAAACCGCTCTTGATATGGCTGAATTGCAGCGGGGCATCCTGGACCAAGAGGCGTTGCTAAAGGCAGCGCAAAGGCTGTCCGGCCTTCCTGTTTTCATTGACGACCACGCAGCCGCAACGGTGGATTATGTCCGTCGTCAATCTCAAAAGCTAAAACTAGACAAAAAGGGTCCAGGATTGATTGTAGTGGACTATCTCCAATTAATCGATGCGGGGCAAGGCCAGAACAGAGAACAGCAAATAGCGGGCATCTCACGGGGCCTAAAACGGGTAGCAATGGAGTTACATGTGCCCCTGATTGCACTATCGCAACTAAACCGTAAAATTGAGGACCGCCCAATTGAACAACGAATCCCGAGGATGTCGGATATTCGAGAGTCGGGAGCAATTGAACAAGACGCAGATAAAATACTTGCATTATCTAGATTGGAGGAATACTATAAGACAAACATTCAGGATATGCCCGAAGAATATGGGGGGGTGGCAAATGTTACCGTTATTAAAAACCGAAGCGGATCAACCGGAAATGCACGGATGAAATTTGACGCGCCAAGGGTTCGTTTTTTTGACCCGGAGGAGTTAATGAGAGAGCAATATTTTGAAAGGGGAACATTATGAGAGTATCTCGCGAATGGCTTGAAAGTGCCAAACTAACGAACGTAAGAGGCGGTATTTATACTAGGAGTTGTAGTGCAGATTTGCCATGCGTAAGGATTGCCGCGCAAGACGAGGAAGATAAGGATATTCTTATGCTTATTGCAAAACACATGAATAAGCCCGTTGAGGTTCGCACCGATGATGAGGGTATCGTGGTAGAATATTATGTAAATCTTCCATTTTCACCGGAAAACATTCGCCCCTGGGCTAACGAAAAACTCGGGATTATCAGAGGGGGCTGAAACGTGATTAAGCAATACGACACCATCATTGCGATCGACCCTGCAAAAAAGTGCGGCGTTGCCAACAAGGAAATCGGGGAAAGCTTCCATGATACCACCGTTAACGTGGTTGATATCATGGACCTTAAACAACACCTGAAAGGAATTCAAGGCAAGCGATTCCTCGTAATTATCGAGCGGTCAACTTGTACTACTCCCATGTTTCGAGCCCACCGCGCCCACGCCAACAACGCCGCGTCTGTTGCCAGGTCCCTTTGGCCACGGATGAACAAGATAGTTTTCGTCGATCCGCAGGAATGGCAACGGGCCGTATTGGGTAAATTTCCAAAGGGAAAATCAAAGGTGTGGTCGATGCGGGTCGGGTCTAATATTTTACGTCGCAACCTTGACGACAACAATATGACAGACGCCGTTTGCATTTTGTATTACGGCGAAAAGGTTAAACTGCTGGAACTATAGGAGGTTAGTTAGGTGGGACTTTCCAAGAAGTGGACAATAGATAATTTCGGGACCAGAAGGCTACCCCTTCATGGAGGAGGAGAAATTATTGTCGAGAATATAGTCCGAATAAGAAGCCACCCCGAAGCTGAGACATGGGTTTGGGGATCGACCAATGCCGCTTATTCATTCTTCAGCGAACGCGACTTTAAAAAGCATTGGAGTGCCCAACGAGACGCAGAAAAAGCTATCAGGGCATTAGGAGGTATTGAGTTATGACAAGGAAAATAGCCAGCTTTAAACGGTCACAAGACCAAGACCAGTTAACCCGAATCGCAGATGAACACGGCCTCGACCCGGCAGTTGCGCGGGCCGTGGCAAGTGTTGAGTCGGGCGGGTCTGATGGATTTTACGAGGGCCGGGTTATTATCCGGTTTGAGGTCCATAAGTTTTGGAAGTTTTGGGGGAAGGATAACGCGGAGCTTTTTAATAAATCCTTTAAATTTAACCACCTACAACCATGGAAGGGGCATAAATATTTAGATGATGAGCAAGGCGAGTGGCTATACGTTCACCCGACGGGGACACTAAAAGACCAAGATCGAGAATATAGGGCTCTTAGACTAGCAGACGGCATGGCTAGCGATACAGGACAGGTCTATTTACCGGCACAGTGCATGTCGATGGGAATGTTCCAGATTATGGGGTTTAATTATTCTGACGCAGGATATTTTGGAGCCCTACATATGTTTAAAAGCTATCTTTCGCCAAATTCGCAAGTTAGGTCATTCTTCACCTTCCTCTCCAACTATCGCAACGGCGTATGCCTAAAAGCCGCCAAGAATCAATACTGGTACACGTTCGCAAGGGCTTACAACGGGACTGGGCAGGCGAAGAAATACGCGGGTATGCTAAAGGCCGCTTATGATAAGGAGGTGAGGGATGGCTGATTTACCCATTTGCCCGGTTTGCAATAGTGAAGTTGACAACGAACTTTTAACATGTGAACACTGTGGAAATCAGTTTCCAAAACCAAAGGGGCATCCGATAAGTGAAATCCCCGATAAAGAAGGGTGGTATGCGTTTAAAGGCCAACTTTGGCATAGAGCGGCAACCCCGCTTTTTGTAGATCCAAAAGCAAAATTTATAATTTGTCCAAAGTTTAACCATCGAACAGGCCGAATTTCTTTCGATAACTTTCGAAAAGCATATCCTCGTTTAGTTTTTTGGTCCACGCCTATCGACATGCCGAACTTTGGAGGTGGGGATGAGTAATGATGGATTTTTATTTATACAGACTAGGGAGGCAACATGACAGACGACCAACTGGGGGATATTGAGGAACGGGCGGAGAAAGTAACCAAAACAATAAACGAGCCGTGGGAACACGATTTCAAACATGGTGGCGATCATGCCTTTGGAAGTTTCATTGAGGCGAAAGGAGGCGATACTGTTTTGTCGGCGGATCACGGAAGCCCTGAATGCTTCGACTGCGAACACTCCAACCTGCATCTCTGCGGATTCTCCGTGGACGTTCTAGACTTCATCGCCCACTCCCGCACTGACATACCCGCCCTCATCGCAGAGGTGCGACGGTTGCGGGCTATAAACCGGCGACTTGTAAAAGCGCTTAAATACATAAAATCCAGGATATATGGTATTGAAATCAATTCAATATTCATTGAAGCCCGAAACGAAATCAACGCAGCCATCGAGGCGGCAAGGGGATAAGGATGAAATACAAAAAGCGAAAAGTCGAAACAATATTCCCGACGCCGGGGAAATGGTCAACAAGGAGCAACAATGAGTAATTTAGACCTTTGGACCTGCCCCAATTGCGGCTGCAATAAATACGCGACAGAGCCGCCGAATGACAACATTAACGGAGATTGCGCAAGGCGCGTATGCCTTGATTGTAATACTTTTTGGATATGGGATGCCATTACTAACGATTATCCTGGATTTGAGGAGGGATATGATGATTGATGAAAAACTGAAAGAATCGGTTGACGCAACGCTTAAAAAGCATAGGGTCCAGATAAGCGCCGACTTTAAAAACGGAGATCGCAACGCGCGGCGAATCGTCCAGGCTTCGCATTTATGGAACTCCACGAAAACAACCAGCCTTGGAAGGCTTATACTGGATTGCCTTTATTTTTGGAACAATGAAAGGAAGGCAATATGACCGAAACTGATCTTAAGCTAATTCGCAATAAGTACGACCGCTTATGTGTAGATTCAGACATGGACCCAGTGTCTTTTATAGGGTTTGCGAGCAAGTGTATTCCCGCCCTAATCGCTGAGGTGCGACGGTCGCGGGCTACAAACCTGCAACTTGTTGAAGTGCTTGAATACATAAGGCCCAGGGTATACGGTATTGAAAGTTACCCAAAATTCATCGAAGCCAGAGACAAAATCAACGCAGCCATCGAGGCGGCGAAGGGATAAGGATGAAATACAAAAAGCGAAAAGTCGAAACCATATGCGCCGATTGCGGGAAAAAGTATGGTGAAAAAGGGGTTGTGGCAATGGGTTTTAAATGGTATTCAGGAAGGTGCGATATCTGCGGCAAGGACAAGCCGGTAACAAACGCCATTGATTTTGGGGTTTGAATGAAACAACCAAAAGAGAAAAGGCAGATAATGTGGATATGCGCTGACTGTGGGAATAAAAACGGAAAGGAAAGGGGAACGTTACACACGTGGCATATTGGAACATGTGACATCTGCGGAGAAAAAAAGGCAATAACCCAAGGAAGAGACTACGGGGTTTGAAATATGGTAACAAACAAACAGGTGATGTCCAAGCTTGAGAAATGGGCACAGGCGCGGGAAAGCTTTATGCACCCCAAGGCGCTACCGATGGACCCAGAACAGGTGCTTTTAAACCAAACAGGGAAAGGCGATCCGAGCGGGGCAAAACTCGACAACGCCAACATAACGCGGATCATCAGTGAGATGTGCGGGCGCGGCGCCGTGGTGGACGGCATGTTCGTTAGGTTGACGCAAGGGATGCAACGCCACCTGTCGGCCAGGCTATGGGGTGTGCCAAAAATAAAGGCCGATACTCAACAGGTTTTCCGCTCACTGGACAGGATCGGAAAAGTATTCGAGTGGAATGGGATCATCGGCCTTCCGTTCACCCGGTTTGATTGCGTGGTAAGAAACGAATTTGGGCGGTTGAAAATAATTAAAAAAAGTGCTTGACAGTTGTCATTTTTTCTGGTAGTTTTCACGTATGATCAGAGATTGAGGTAAACAAAACGCCATAAACAACGAGAAGCGAGACTTCTAGGAGTGAAGATTATGTGACTATTGTTTTTCGACGGAGTAACAACGAATTTAATCCGATTTTGACTAGCCCCTCTCGGGAGGGGCTTTTCCTTTGGGAAAACAATGGGTTTCGAAAAACTACTCTCCAAAAAGCTAACCTCAGTCGGCATAGGATCTGCTGCGGTTTACGGTATTGCGGTTGCTGGAATAGCTCCAATGGTCGCACTTCCTGCCATGTTGGTAATTGGCCTTATATCTTTATTCCAAATCCACAAGCAATCCAAGATTGACGAAAAGAAAGATCAATAATGGGCATACTTTCCAAGCTGTACGAATTGACAAACGAGATTAGAGACGCCAGGGAAGATGGCAAGCTTGATCCGTCCGAAGCTGGCGAAATCCTTGCCACGGTGGGCACACTCATTATCGAGGTTGGGAAGCTCATCCCTCACAAGGGTGTTGAGTTTATCCTTGATGGTATTGGCATGTTGATTTCCAAAATCGGCAAAAGCTTGCCGCATTTTAAATAATTTTCAGTTTACGGCACGGGTGACTACTCCCTCCAAAAGTAACTCCTCCTTGCTTTTTGTCGCCCGTGCTGTATAATCTTTGACATTACGCCGATATAGCTCAGCTGGTAGAGCAGTGGAAGTTGTAATCCACGTATTGTCGGGGGTTCGAGTCCCTCTATCGGCTTCGAATTTATTAATCTAGTTTTGCCCTGGGCGTCAATCTAACGCGTATAGATTGGACGTTTCGCTGGTTCAATTCCAGCCTGGGGCCATGCCCTTACTTTTTGGTAGATACGGCAACGGTGCCAAACAGTCTTGAAAACTGCGGCGTGTGAAAGCGCAGAGGGTTCGACTCCTTTATCTACCGCCAATCTCCCGGCTGCCCCCGGGTATGACGTTCTTTCCAATTTAGGCTGTGTGTCGTGGATATATTTTAAAATTTATCTACCTCGTGTTATCTCTAATTTTTAACCCATTAGGAGACCATTAAACAGGTCTGATTAAGGTCCCGAACTTTAGAAACCAACACGCACAACCGAACAGACTACCCGGTATGGTTCGCCCTGCCGGGGTAGTTTTAATTTTAAGGGAGATGACATGACAGTACCACCGCTTAAACAGTTTTTTCCTTGGATCGAAGGCAACTGGAAACCAACCGAGATGGTCAATATGTTCGGACCCTTTGAAATCCGCGCTTATGAAGTGTGCTGTGTCAACAAAGGGTTTGCCTGGAAGGTGGTTCATAATCGAGGCGGGACAGAGGAGATGATGATCGACCACCATGGAAAAAACCTACCGACCCTAGAGGATGCCATGAAGGCCGGTGAACGGGCCGTACAGAGCTTTGCTGATAGTTGGAATAGTAACAAACAGGAGGGATGATATGCTAAGTGACAAGTGGGAGTATAAACCAGTTGAATGTGTTTATCCTACAACCTTATCGTTTGATCAGATTTATGACATTAAACAGCTTTTACGTGGTGATCGTATTTCTATATCTGGGCATAGATGCCTTTCGAGTCTGGTTGGCGTAAAGGGCGTCCCGCAGGAACCAGCGAACGCAAAAATGGTTATAGCCGGTTCGCTTTTTAGGGTCATTGCCAAAGGGGCGGATGCGTCTTTTAGCTTCTCGATAATTTACAATGATCGCCTTCTTTCTCGCCGCAGCGGGTATGCGTCACTCCGGGAAGCACAAGAGGCCGCTGAGGAATACTTAACCCAAATGGGTAGTGCCTTGTCGAATTGGATGAATCGAAAAGCGGAACAACCACGCCCTGCAACATGGACCGGTTGATAACAAAGAGGATTAATATTTAGTGTGGCAAGTAAACTCACAAACAAACAAAAATGATAAAACTTAAACAACGAAATCTGTCAACCAGGAAAAAGCAACTTGAAGAAGCTGGAAAGGTTTTCAGGAAAAACGAAAAAGATTTTAAGATTTCCAGAAAAAGCGGCAATAGGAAAGCCGAATTAATAAGGGCAGAACGCCAAACGAAAGCACAAGATATCATTAAGGAATTAAGCCACGGAGCGCATCTTTACATAATTGGCAAGGGCGGTTTTTCTGTTATTGACTTAATTTTGGCACTATTAAAAAAGGCTGGACCATCTAATTTAGACGTTTCTACATGGACTATTGGCCCAAATGATATACATGAGGTCAATAACCTTGTGGAAACAGGCGATATACTAAACAGTAGATGGTTATTGGATCAATCAATGAACCGCCGAGAGTCGCCACGATACGCTCTCCTGTTAGAGATATTCGGATTACAAAACGTAAGACTTACACTGAATCACGCCAAAGTGTTTTTGATTTATAACGACAATTGGCACATTAGCCTGATGTCAAGTGCGAATTTAAATATGAATCCACGATACGAATGGTATGAAATAATTGATTGTCCTGATTTTCTTAAATTTACCAAGTCGTTTTTCGATGAATTTTTTACAAAATAAATTATGGCAAAATGCACAAAAAAAGAAAAATTACGGCGCACTTATGAGATAAAGGCGCTCCTGCTAGAGGGCGCAGCTAGTAATGAAATCCATGATTTTTCAATGGCAGAGTGGGGCATAAGCCCATCACAGACGCAGCGATACATTGCTGATGCTTATGATTTAATCAACGAAGAGGCGGCGAAATATTCACAAGCAACAACAGCGTGGCATTTTGAGTCGCGGCGGAGTTTGTTCGCCAAGTGCATGGATGTAAATGACTATGCAAATGCTAGGCAGATTTTATCCGACCTAGCGAAACTACAGGATCTTTACCCGGATTATAGAAAAGCTCAAAACGTAACCCACGAGCAAACGGGACCGCCCGTTATCCATATTGAAATGCACGAGACGCCAATTGATGACGATCTAAAGAAAAAAATAGAGTCCAAATTACAAACCAATGACAGCGACAACTAAACAATGGGATGCGGGGCCTTCACAACTTAAGTTCTTCAACGCCCACCATCCACGTAATTTGTTTTGTGGTGGTTGGGGGTCCGGCAAAAGCCTCATAGGTAGTCGAAAGGCCGCGCTAAGGTCAATACAGTACCCTAACTCATTGGGGCTTATATCGGCCAATACGGTGCGCCAACTACACCACTCTACTCTATCGGAGTTTTGGAAGGTGTTGCGCCGTGATTATGGATTAAGCAAAAATGAAGATTATGTATTTAATAAGCAACCACCTAAGCGGTGGGGTGTTCAGAGCTCAGTTGAGGACCACGATGGAGTCCTGACATATCGGTGGGGCGCACAGGTCGTTGTTAGATCCTTACACCACTATGAAGCCATTGAGGGATTGAATCTTGATTGGGCATGGATCGATGAAGCCTGGGACGCCAAGCAAGAGGCTATTCAGACTGTCATTTCTCGTTTGCGCGGGAAAAACACGCCAAGCCCGGAATTGGACGTTACGACCAGGCCAAACGGCTATGATTATATATGGGAATTCTTCAAAGATAAAGTCGATAAGAACCCTGAATTAGAAAAAGAACGTTGGCGAATACAGGGATCTACATTTGAGAATGCAAAATACCTTGCCGACGGTTATATTGACGGACTTCTAAATACGTTAAGTACTCAACAGGCCCGACAGATGATTTATGCTGAGTGGATTAATATCCATTCCGGACGCTGTTACAAGTCCTTCGATGAAACACTAAACGTCCGCCAGGACGCCGTTTACAACTCCATGTTGCCGGTCTGGTTAACATGTGATTTCAACGTCGATCCGATGTCTTGGTTGGTTTGCCAGCCATGGCACGGACGCAAATTAGACGACAAGCTATTGCAGCCCGAATCCTTGGCAGTGGTAGATGAAATCGTTATACCGGATTCGACCACGCAAGAGGCCATAAACGAGTTTAGAAGCCGTGGCTATGGGGACGCTCCCCACCGGGTTACGGTGTTCGGCGACGCCGCTGGTAACAGTCGAAGCACATCGGGGTTTTCCGATTATCTGATAATCAAGAATGCAGGTTTTCGCAACTTCGACATTCCCAATGCAGACCCTAGGCAGATAGACCGGATAAACGCCACAAACGGCAAGCTAGGCAATGCAAACGGCGTCATAGGGGTTGTCATCAACCCCCAGTGCCATGAGTTAATAACGGATCTTTCGCAGGTAGGCTATAAACTCAACACGCGGTCCATTGACAAGGCAGACCCGAAGAGAACACATACAAGTGACGCGCTGGGCTACCTAATCTATAGAAAATGGCCAATTCGGTCCTTGAACACCATCAAGGTAGTGGGAGACGGTTTTTGATCCTATTCAGATCCACATTCAAACAAGCATATGCTCGTATCGTGTTCAAGAGCAAAATGCCCTTCAACATCTTTGGCGTAAAGAAGATCATCCATAAGGACGGATTTTTTACTATCCGAACCGCCAATGAATCTAAGATATATTCACAAGACGAAATAAAAAATATCCACGCCCTCAAGGGCCTCATTAAAAAAGACAAAATCATATCTGAAAAAGGCGGGTTTTAATGTCCGACGAAGATACCACGCAGAGCGAACGATACACCGATATAGAAAAGTATCGTGGATACTATAATGGCGACCTTGATAAGCACTACACCGGATTTAAGGATAGGTTTTCCAATAAAGCATCGACCGATACTGATATCATAGCTAAAGAGGCCGTGCCAGTCCAAAATGAAATGCGCGTGGTTATCCAAAAGCGCAACGCCCTAGTCCCCCTGGACCCGATTAATATCACAGTGATGAAGGACGGCGAAGAGGACGAAAAGCTAACCGAAGAGGCTCAAACATGGGCGAATAATGATAACTTTGAATCTGGCGTAACGTTAAATGAAGCCGTATCCACGTATTATGAGCGCGGCGTGGTTGACGGGGAAGCTCCTGTATTAATGCGCCTTAAGGACAACACGCCCAAGGTGCGCATGATTGACGATCTGGGCTTCGAAATCAACACGGACCCGGAAAACATTGACAACATCAGTGCCTACGTCAAGTCGTATCACTCTAACTCATATGTGACCGATGAAGATAAGGACGCAACGTCAACCGTAAACGTAATTAGAACGATCACGGAAAAGGATGTCGTTACAACCGTCGGCGGCGGAGCGTCAAAGACAGTCCCCCACAACTTCGGGTTTATACCCGTTGTTCTGTTTAAACGTGAGGAGATCCTAGGCGATCCGCACGGACGCCCCCTGCCTACCGATCTATTGGAGGCACAGGACAATTTAACCCGTGTCAACCTTGAGATTGCCCGGGCCAATAAGTACGGTCCTTGGGGCTTATATTGCCGCGAAGAGGGTGGTGGTAGTGGCGGATCATTGGCCGATGGTAATGTGACATTTCAGCCTGGTACGCTTTGCGATTTCCCAATCAAGAAAGTATCCGGCAACGGAGCCGACGATTCTTTATACAAAGAGAAAGACCAATATGAGATTCACCTGTATAGCCTAGCCGGACTGAAAAAGACCACGCAGGACAACGTAGGGCAGACCGTCAACACATCAGGCAAGGCCCTCGTTATTCTAAACGCAGAAGGCCGCGCACAGGTGGCTAAGGAGCGCACAAGGCTTGCTCGCTTCGTTGCTCGTATCGTTGAAAACAGCCTGATTATGACTAAGAAGATCGGGATAGATGACCGGGACAAGATCCGGGTTATCGTTGAATTCCCGAGTATGGAACAAGATGACCCGGCGCATACCTTAGAGGTCGCCAAGATGCTTGATTTAATGGGACACTCTAAGGAGGCATTGCGCCAAATGGGATTCGAAGATGAAAAGATAGATTCTTTATATGAAGAGCAGGATGAGGCCGGCGGTCCACTTTTGGATGAGATGAGGGACGCCAACGCTAAACAACAGGAAGAGGATGAGGGGGAATAATGGACTGGGTTGAAGCGATCTTTATTTTGATGGTCGTGTTGGCTTTTTGCGCGTTAATAATAGTCCCTGTATTTTGGGGCTTTTTTGCAGACGTATCTGACGATGATGACGATGGCGACACTGATGACGACTTGTTTTTGTCTTACGACGCCATGCCCGCAACGCCGGAGGGCGAAATAAAGAAGATATTAAGCAGGTTCAACCAATGCGATCAAATACTTGAATGCAAAGAGTTTATAGGAACATCGTGGCAAGTTCACGTGTCTGCATGTCTAGGCATTGGCCAATCATACGAGGCGTTCTATATGCCCAAGACTGGCAAGGCCTATATCGTAGTTATTGACGAGAACGATATTCCGACACTTAGCGAATATGGATATAAATGAAACCAATCGACTTCGAAAATCTATCCGATAAAGTCTTAAAACGTTACGTAGCCAGCCTGAAGGACGCTGAAAAAGCCGTTGCTAAAACTATACAAAAACAGCTTGCGCGGGTCGCTTTATTGGACCCCAGGAGCAAAAAATATCGCAAAGAGTATAACAGGCTTTTGAGTGAAATCCAGGCTGAGCTACGAACGCTTGATAGTGCGCTGAAAAGTGGGAACAAGGTAACGTTACAGGCTATCCAAGACTCTCATGCAGCATGGGGCGAATCAGTACTTGGGAGCCGGGGCGTAAACACCCTACAGGGCCTTGTAGCTTCACAGACAACCGGTAGAAATGGCAATCTCAGGCTATTCGAAAACCAGATCGCGGAACAACTAGATACCCTCGGAATCAAAATCAAGGGGCAAGTTAACAGCTATATGGAAGCGGTCAATAGGCAGCTTCAATTAGGGGAAACAGCACAATTATCTGTAGATGACGTTGTGAGGCGCATTAAAACGAACGCCTTTGGGTTGGCCCCTAAAACACCATCGGGAGCGTTAACAAAGAACCTCCGGACGATTACCAGAACCTACGTTGCTGAGGTTGACACCAACTCAAAACTAGCTTATGGTAGAAACGACCCTGATATAGTCGGGGTGGAAATCGAACGAGGACCGGGTGAGTGTTCCAGCAACGTTTGCGGTGACGCATTAGGGGGGATAGCAGAAGGTGAAACGGCAAGCTTTCTTTATAAAGAATATCAGCCATCACTACCTCCATTCCATCCCAATTGCAACTGCTTGGTTGTTGGATACATCTACAAAGACGACACGGAGCTTATCGAAGAGGCCCGGGCGTTTGGGAAGTCAAAGCTCAAGGGAAACCAGGTTTACGCGATTGCCGTTACTGGTAATTGGCAAGCCGCAAATGAATTGGCCAGGAAGTTAAACAAGGCGAAAAAGTAACGACGTACGGAGTTAACAGAAACAACTTAGGGGTAAGTTATGAGAGAACAAAAGAAGCGGATTATTAAAAAAACTAAACTTCAATTTTGTTGTGGAGCGATGGCGCAAGCCTTTGCCGAGGGCGGTAGCGCATCTTCATTATTTTGGAGCATATCAAAAAACCCCAAGATGGGCATTCGTGTAGGCCAAGATAAAAGAATCCTACATATTTTATACTGCCCAAACTGCGGTAAGCCTGTCGAGGTCGAAGTTGGAAAAGATGAGGAACATCCAAACTCAGGGGAATAACTAAGGAGGAAACGATGGTTTATTCTAAATCAAAAGCAGTGACAATCAAAGAAGGCGACCAGGAAATTACGCTCGTTGACAACGAGTCCATCCACATCGCGAAAGACGCGCTCAAACTTTGGCGTGAGGCATTTGAGCTGGTTTATATGACTAGCACGACAGGCCCCGAATACGACAGCCCGCCCGACGACGACAGCGATAAGTGGACAAGCGAAGTGCCAGAGGTAAGCGGCTGGTATGCTTGCGAGTCTAGAGAACTTGAGTTAAGGGAAGAGATTCTTTTTGTGGACGATGATGGCGACGTTGTATTAGCAGGGGCAGACGACGCGTATACCCCTAGCAAGTTTAAACGGCATTATCCTGACGCTATTTTTTGCCCTGTATCGTTTCCATCACCACCAACGGACAAGTAAGACAAATAACTAACCCCGGGGCATAGGGCACCGGGAAAAACTACATAAAGGCGATCGAACCCATAGCGGGGGCGGTCGCCTTTTTCATTTGGAGAAAAGGATTCATGGCAGACGAAACTAAAGAGGGCACTGAAGATCAGGGCACTCAAGAAAACGAAGCGGATGAAAACCAAGTACAGGCTGCAAAGTTCACCTACGAGCAGGCAATTGCCGACCCCGAAATAAAGCGGGAAATCGATAAGGTGCGCGACCAGGCTGTTACCCAGGGGATTCAAACCTTCCAAGAGAACCAAGCTAAGAAGGCGCTAGACGCACAGGAAGAGGCTAAAAAGAAAAAAGCGACCGATGATATGCCGGAATGGGCTAAGTCGCTACAGGAAGATATTCAGGGCCTTAAATCAGAAAAGGAAAAGGCCAGCCTGAAGGATAAAATTAAAGCCGCCGGTCTTGAAGAATTCGCTGAGTTTATTGCAAGCGAAGATCAAATCGAGACATTTAAGGCTAAGCTTCCTGCCATTGCTAAAGCGGCCAACAAAGTAGACGACCTGAATCCGCAGAGTACGTCACCCAAGACCGTTCGCATTTCGCCTGAAGAGCAGGCTATCGCCCGTGATCGCGGGTTGAGCGATGCCGAGTACGTCTTATGGCGTGACGATCCAGAGGAAGCAATTAAACAATTACAGAAAACTAAGGAGAAAAGCTAATGGCTTTTGAATTTGCCCATTACATTAATGGGTCTACACAGGCCCGAGAAATCACCATGGTAATGAAGGATGCTATTTCCGTTACCTTGGGTGATATGGTCGAAGTTGATACCAGTGAGGCCGATTTTGGCGTCTCAGGATCTACCACACTTTTGGGCGTCTCAGCTGAATCCGTTGACAACGCCGCCGACGGCGAATCTTTGAAGATCATTGATGGCTTTAACGCTGTCTTTTCCATCGTTGACGCCAATGCCAGAGTTACCGGGGCCGCCCTGGACATTAACGGCACATATGACGGCGTTACCACCGATTCCAATAGCGACGTTGTTGTTGTTGAAGATTCCACCGCAACCGAGAAAACACTTGTTATGATTAGGCCGTCTGTGCATATCTTCACTACCGCGACTTAATCAACGCAAAAACTAGACCCGTTTTTAAAACTACATTGGGTGTAATCAACTTTCGATTGCCCAAGGAGCAAAAATAATGACTATGATTTCCGCCAATTGGGGAAACTTACTTGAGCCTGGATTGCGAAAAGCGTTTTTCGCTGGTATGGCCGAGTTGGACCCCGTTTACTCTAAACTCTTTAACGTTCAAACATCCGGCCAAGCCAATGAGGACGACTTGGTTATTGCTGGTCTTTCTAAGTGGGGCGCTCGTGAGGATACCGAGGCTATCATCCTTGATAAAATGGAAGAAGTCGGAACCGTAACTTACACCCACGAGACCTATCGCGAAGGGTTTCAAATTGCTAGGTCTCTTTGGGAAGATAAAAAATATGGTGTCTTTGAAAAGTGGTCTCAGCAGCTTGGTATGGGCGCTGGACGTGCTACCGAAAACCTCGCTGCTGGCATTTTTAATAATGGCTTTAGCGGTGGACAGGCCGGTGTCGATGGATCGCAACTGTTTGCAGACGCCCACGCGCTGAAGCGTAGCTCTTCCACCAATGATAATAGGGCTGTATTGGCGCTTACTGCTGACAATCTTGCTGTAGCAATTACCCAAATGAAGGGGCAGCTTGATGAGGCCGGTGAAAAGATTTACGTGCAACCCAAGATTCTCTTGGTTGCTCCCGGTTTGGAATTCCAAGCTCGCAAACTGATCGAATCTGCCGGTTATCCAGGTACTGGCAACAACGATATCAATCCTCTCAAAGGCTACCTCGAGGTCGTTGTATGGCCGTATCTGTCTGATGCTACTGCGTGGTTCTTGGTTGATCCTAGCATGGCTGAATTGAACTTCTTTTGGCGTATTAAACCCGAGTTTTATATGGACGAAAAGCGAAGCGGAACAAACGTGATTTACTTCGAGGGTCGTTGTCGTATGTCTTGTGGTTTTTCCCACCATCTGGGAACTCTCGGTTCCACTGGTGGCGACTGATCCTAATTAAATGGGCGGGGGGAAACCCCCGCTCTTCCTTTGGAGAAAAACAATGTCTGTTAAATCCTATCCCGCCAGAATTGGCGGTAAACGACCCATGGTAGAGGTTGCGCCGAAAGGCCAGCCCGAACCCGAGCCAAAACCAGAACCCGAAAAAGAACCTGTAAAAAAGGATAAGAAATAAATGAATTTCAAACATACTCTTTTCATTTGCCTTGCCATTATATTGGTTGGCGCGCTTGCTTATGCTGGCACTACCCACTTTACGGCACTAGAGGCTGAAGATATCACAGCAACCGACGACATGTCTTGTAATGACGACATGACGATTGGTGGCGATCTTACCGTTACCGGCGCGTTTTCAACCGCAGCTATTAGCCTAGGCGACGATGAGCCCCTTAATTTTGGTGCAGTGCCGGACGTTATTTGCAAATATGATGAGGCTGGCACCGACAGATTGCTTTGTACTTTCGCCGCCGCAAGCGGGCTTAACGTTGCGACTGGTAACATGTTTGTTGGCAATGGCGTACCTCTTCATACCCCCGATGGCGAAGATTTTTATGTAGAAGGATCATCCGAGCTTACAGGACACGTTTATACTAAAGCTAACGTTTACCTTGTAGACGATGCAATCCTCGCCTTTGGCCAATCTAATGACGCTTATTTCTGGTATGATGAAGCCACAGACGACCTCTTTAAGCTCACCGTAGCAAGCGCCGCAGGTGGATTACAACTTCAGGTCGGTAATCTCTTTATAGGCAACGGTAGCCCGGGCCAAACTATTGATGGTGAAGATCTTTATGTAGAGGGTTTGGCCGAAATTGACGGCATCCTTTATGCTGACGGTGGCATCTCTACCGCCGCCGATATTTCCGCCGGTGAAGCTACTCTCACCGCTATCGTTCTTGGCGACGATGAAGAGATCGCAATGGGCGCAGACGATGATTGGTCCATTAAAATGGATCCTGACGCCGGTGATTCTCTAGTCATTGAAGCCGCCCTCGCTACTCAGTACGCCGTTATTACAAAGGGAAACTTCGGTATTTCCGAATCAGCCATTAGCCCGGATCATGTTGGTAACGGTCAGGATCTTTACGTTGCTGATGCTATTGAAATTGACGGGACCGCCTACTTTGATGGCGATGTCAGCTTTGGCGGTGGGCAGTCTGTTAATGTAGCCAAGATCGTAGCCGGGACACATACCCTCGCGGCAACTGATTATATCCTTTCTTGCGATTACACCGCGACCGACACCGTGACGATTACTATTCCATCCGCACAGATTGCATTGTCGGGCCGGATCATTGTTGTCAAGGATTCTGGTGGTAATGCTGCATCCAAGAATATCACGATTAGTACTGAAGCGTCCGAAACTATTGACGGTGCTGGAAACTTGGTATTGTCCGCTGATGACGACTCTGTGAACCTGTATTCTGATGGCACCAACCTGTTTGTGTGGTAGGGGTTAACAATGGCTTACACGGGCGGACATTTAGAAGAGATCGGGGCCGGTATAATTGGAAGGGCTGTAAATGCTACCCTTTACGTTTCGCCCAACGGGACCACCGTTGGCGTTTGGCTTGAAATCCAGGAGATATAAATGTCCACTCTAGCAGAATGCAAAACCAACCTGGCAGCCGTTGAGGCCGAGATGTTAAAGGCTCCCAAAAACCCGGATACGCGAAACGTAGACGTGAAAAAAAAGATCGAAGGACTTTTGACGCTTGCGCAGTATTGGACCGCTCAAATTAACTCTAAGTCGGGACCGAGAAAAATACTAATAGGCGGGATTGATAGCGATGATTAAGATGGCGGTAACGGGGCTTAAAGAGACTAGCAGCGGGCTTAGAAAAGTTGGGTTAAGGATGCCCAAGGATTTAGATTTGACCCTTAAAAAGGGCGCTAATTCGATCATGAAGTACGCCAAAACTAAGCGGTTTAGGAAGGTTGCCAACGCCAACAAGCAAATAAATGGCGAGCTGGTTAATCCGCCCGTTGATGGCATTTTGACGCAACGGACAACCCTTTATGCAAGGCGTATTTCACCACCCATTCAGATATCATTGGGCAACTATGAAGTCCAGGCAAACGTACCTTATGCAGAAGTGCATGAAGATGACCGGCCCGTTTTGACCGCGGCATTGGAAGAGAAAGGACCAGAGATAATCAAAAACGCTGGAAAGTCCGTGGATCTTACCATTGAAAGGGCCGGGTTTAAATCTGTATGACTCAAACGGTTGAAAACAGAATAAAAAGCGCAGTACAGACTAAGCTAGAGGCCCTTGTAACCGCAGAAACCATCGTATCGATGTCTGTTACCAGTAGGGAATGGTGGAATGATCTAGCCTGTCCTGAGGATGGTGGTTATCATGTTGGCCTTATTTTTCTGCAAACTAAAAACGATCCTATTACGGGCTTTTATGAGGGCACCATCACAGTAGATGTAAGCGTGTTCATTGGCTTTGATACTGATATCGATGCGCTGCTAACCTCTACCGTCCGAACGTCGCTCGATGGCGTAACACAGGCCATTGATGGTGCTATGTTTGCGGATAGGACATGGGGCGAGCTGGCTATTGATACCGAATATTCCACAATGGAAGGTGCTGAATCATCCGACGTAGTCGAAGGAAATCAGGTTCGTATTTACCGATATTTCGATATCACGTTCCACTTTGACCCCAACGACCCAACCAAGGAATTATAACTATGAACTTTCAGTTTACGCAGATGAAATGTCCTTTTGATATGCTTATGGACGTTGTGCCAATTAAGGCCGATAGCCTCCAATGGATTCACAACGACGAAGTAGGCCGGTTTGAAATTGACGGGTGGAAGGTTGTGGAACTTGAAGCACAACCCGAGCCCGAAAAAGAAGAATCTAAACCAGAAAAAAAAGACACTAAACCCAAAGAAGAAAAGAAAGGTGGTAAATAATGGCCACAGCATTGGGACGCAATAGCAAGACATATTTTGTCACCCAACCCGTTTACGAAACCGCAGTAGCCCCCACGGGGGCAGACGCTGTTAAAATGAAAAGTAAGGTTGTTTTTACGGCAACCCAAAACGCCGAAAACCGGGACGATTATCACCCGTCCACCCGCGATATCATGGATGAGACCACCCTTGAGGAGTCCTATGCTGTAACATGCACAGCTTACCTGCTCGGCGCTGGTACCCAGGGCAACGCACCTGATTATGACGCCGGTTTGCAGACTATGTTTGCAACCGAAGATATCGCCGCAACTACCGTTGCCGCCTCACCCGCGCCTACAGTTTCCGCTATCAAATTGACCGCTAACTATATGGATGCAGGGGATATTGGGAAGATCGCCAACACCACGGGCGCCACAACGGAAAATAAATATTTCACAGTGGTATCAAAAGATGGCAGTGATGTTCTGACCATTTATCCGCCCTTAGATACGGCACCCACGGCAACGGATGTAATCAAGGCGGTTCGCAATTATACACTAGAAGCGGACAACACCAACGTTATTACTATTCATCAGTCCAATAACCTCACAGGACAAATGGGCATTGGGGTTAAGTTTAATAAATGCACGATCAAAGTCTCCAAGGGCGCAACTGGCGAAATCCAATTCGAGGGGTTTGCCCGTGACGTAATTAGGTCCGTTCATACCACGCTTAATGGCGCCGTTACCGCGACTGATTTAACCGTAGCCGTTTTCAAAAAGGGCATAGAGGCGGGCGCTATTCTGAGGATCACGGACGCCGTTAATGGTGACGAAACCGTTACAGTTACATCGGTTGACGCTACTGGGTTGATTCTTACCTTATCCGCAGGGCTTGGTTTCCTGCATCCAGACGAGTGCGTCATTGGACCTTACGAACCCGCTGCCACCACGGCCGGAACTCCTATTCGTGGCTTGTGCGGTGGTGTTTCCATGGGTGATGATGGCGACTTCATCAAAGCAGACGAGTCTACCATCATGGTTGACGAAAAAACCGAACCCGAGACCTACATGGGCGACTGTGGAAAATCAAAGGGAATTACCAACGCACAAGACCGGGAAGTATCCTATGAGTGCCTTTGCTACCTGGATGACAATTCGGTATCACAGGCCGTTACAGCCGCCGCCAATAGTCAATTGAAAACATTCCAGCAAAGCGGTGCCACCGATGGTAGGGGCTTCGCGGCTTACTTGCCACTGGTACAATACGACCCGGCTGAAATTCCCGATTCGAAGGGTGAGATTATCAAGACTACTTTCAAGTCTAGGGTTTGCCTTGGATCTAGTGGCGAAGATTCTATTAAGTTGGCCTTTTAGTAACATTCATTTTTTAGGGGTATCAAATGAAATTGCCGAGAAGGCACAGGATTGGTCCGTATAATTACAAACTTATACCAAGAAAGGCCCCAACTGAAGAGTCTGTTGGTAGTTGCGAGCCCAGAATATCAAGAATCCAGGTAAACAAGGAGTTGAGCGGTCGCTTTTTACTTGTAACAATAATCCATGAGGACCTACACGCCGCCTTTGACGCTATTGGTCGCCAGGATCTTTATACCGACGAGGCGCTAGTTGATAGTCTTGCCGGGGTTTTAACCGGCCTTCTCCTGGACTCTCCAAACTATCTTGAATTCTTAATGGAAATACGCGATGAACACAAATGACCAGCTAGAAATTGAACTAAGGGACCTCATGCGTGAGGTATCCCTGTTGCGAATGGAGTTAAGCCGCGTGAGTGATGAACAAACGCGACTAGAACAACGAATGAAAAAGTTAGAAAATAAGGGGTAAACATTATGGGCTTAGACCTTAAATCAACAGAAAAGTACATTCCGCTTTTTGGCGACCAACGAAAAGAGCACAAAGAAGATCCGGATTACAAACCGGTAACAATCCACATCAGAAAACTATCCGACCGAGTGTATAAGCAATACGTACTCGATCAAGCAAATACGCTGGAAAAGGAAGGCGAAAACCGCAAGGTAACGATTCAAACATTTGACGGGCAAGCTCAGCTCTTTTGCGATCATGTTTTTAAGATCGAAAACTTAATGCTGGATGGTAAGCCCATTGAAACGGGCGAGGCTTTAATCCATAGCGAGTTCGCACCGCAGGGCCTTGTGTCGGAAATTGAAGATGCGCTGGTCGATCTTTCCCAACTCTCAAAGGCCGAAGTAAAAAACTTGCCCGCGTCGCTACCGCAAGATTAGGTTGCGGCTACTCGTGTAGCGACGTGGACTTTGAAAAACCGTGCCGTGGAGACGACGATTTGATGCTGGTTCGTAATTGTGATGGCACGGGCGAACCGCAAATCTTTGAGTGTGAAGAATTTGAATGTTGCCCAGTGGCCTGGCTATCAAAACACCCGGCGGAAACGTTCATATTTAGCGTATGGAAAAGCTGCCTAGGCGGCGTTTTAACCAATGGAATGGGCGTGGTTAACCCCGTGATCCACCTTCCGTTTGACGGCAAAGTAACCGATCAACCGCACAATATCTTACAAGCTTTTAGTGTCCTGACAGGCCAAGTCGAAAAAATAATAGAGCTAAATAGAAAAGAAAAATAATGGGCAAAAAAGGAAACGTAAAGGTTAAATTATCCTTAAATGATAAGCTTACACGCGCTATGCGTGGCCCACTTGGCACGATGAAGTCATTCGGAAGGTCTGTTTTTTCGTTACAGGGCCTCTTACTTTCTGGCGGTATCGTCTATGGCCTAAAAAAGATCACAGACGCATCCAAGGAACAGGAAAACGCAGAGCGAAAACTTGTCCATATAATGAAAACAATTAACGGAGCCACCGATGAACAAATAAACGCCCTAAAAGAACAGGCATCCGCACTTCAAACGACAACAAGATACGGGGACGAAGCTACGCTAGCTAGTATGGCATTATTAGGAACGTACAAATTAAATTCGGATGCAATTTCAAAACTTACGCCACTAGCTCTTGATATGGCTGAAGCTTTAGAGGTTGACGCCAAGACCGCGTTTATGCTTTTAGGGCGGGCGGTTTCGGGACAGGCATCCATGTTGACTCGATACGGTATCCAGCTGTCGGAAACGGAAAAAAAGATCCTTTCAACGGGCACGTCATCGGAAAAAGTAGCCGCCCTTGTTGAAGTCCTGGGGGTGCGGTTTGGCGGTACGGCTGAAGCAATGGGAAAATCTTGGGAGGGCGTGGTTGCGAGGCTGTCTAATTCAAAGGGTGACATTGCAGAAGTTTTCGGGGCGTTAATAACAAACAACGAATCCGCGAAAGCGGCTATTACGAGCCTATCGGAATCCTTTGAAGATTTAACTGAAAATATTAAGGGCGACCTGGGCGAGGCCAATGGCTTCGTGAGTACTTTTGTTGAAACTATCGCCGTGGGCATTGGAGAGGCCGCAACTGTTATTTTTGGCCTTGCCAAGGGAACCAATTCGCTAATGGTCGCATGGAGTGGTATTACTGGTGTTAAAAATGCGGCTCAGGGATTTATGGCGGGTGGTGCGCAACAGGCTAAATTATCACTCGATCAAATGAATGAAGAATTTGATAAATATGGTAAAAATCTAAGATACATAGAAAGCACACAGGAATCCGTAGCCGAGGGTGTAAAAAAGGCACTTGAGGCGATTCGAGCTGTCCGTGGTGAAGGCGCAAAGTCTCTTGATATTCCAGGCAGCGGAAAAGACGGTACCAGCAAAGACGCGGCCAAGGCTGCCGAGGGGAAAGGCGGCGTGGACCAAGGCCCCGACTACACCAACCTGTTTAATGTACTGGATATCCTTGTGCAGATGAACGACACATACGAGGATCAATCCGAGGCTATCCGCTCTATTGAGATAATGACAGCCGATTCTTTTGACGCTCGAATCATGCAGATTGACGATGAAGAAAGCGCGCTGATTGAAAAGTATGGAACCGACGAACGCATGGCAGCGTGGATTGAACAGGCAAAGCTTTATTATACTAGTGAACGCCTTAAAATAATAGGTGAAAAAACAGACGAACTGACGAAAAAAGAAAAAGAAAACCTCGCGCTGCTTGATAAGTGGACGGGGAAAGCAGTGGGCATTTCCGGTGTTGTATCTGGAACGATGAACCAGGTTTACGCACAGGTTGGCTCTACTCTCTCAACCGGCATTGTGGACGGTATGTGGGAATGGGAACAGGCCGGTAAGGCCGTGCTGAAATCCCTCATTAGCGTCCTGGCGCAAATGCTTTTAATTGCAGCTGTAAAGGGTACTATAAACGCAATGACTGGTGGATCGTCATTTGGCATTGGTTTCGTAGCCTCTCTTGTGTCTCACTCTGGCACTGACAACATGCAGCCCAACGGGCGGTATGCGAGACACCACGACGGGCTACCCATGGGAGCAAACGAGTACATGGGCATCTTTGAGGGCGGTGAAGGCATGGTGAATAAGCGATCCATGCAAAGGCCTGGGGTGCGTGGCGCGGTGAACGCATTGAACAACGGGCAATCCGCTGGTGGGAATTCGGTAGTATTGACCGTCTCGCCTATTTACAACATTTCAACAATTGACTCTAATGGGTTTGAGGGTTTACTGCGGAAGAACAACAAAGCACTAATGAACACTATTAAACAGAATCTAAACGACCGAACCTTTAAGGTAGCGAGTTAACCCATGGCAATAAACGACATCTCAGATAACGTTGGTCTCACATTGTTCGTAACAGACCGGATTTGTAATGAGCGCCGTGAGGCTGCCAGGGTTTACGATATCTCGCTTAAGGAATCCATGGAAGATTTAAAAGAGGGTCAAAAAGATTTAAATAAACGGGTTCATCAAATGGTTATGGGCACGGCGGCGGTATTGGCTACTGCGTTAATAACTTTTGGTTCGTTAATTCTCAAGGGGTGTGCGAATGGGTAATGCTTATTGGAGCCAATACGACACCGCCGCAAGTGGCGATGTTGAGGCTATATTAGAATATGACAACGTAACCGCTGTTGACGGCTATGATGATTCTGGAACTTCGAATATCATCTATGCAACGAGCAGCGGGATCACGGCCCTTACGAGAACTAGCGCGGGCGTGAGTACCAAAAAGGGATATTTTCCCCGAGCAGACATAAACGAGGTTGCGCATGATGACACTTATTGCTATGTCGCCTTTGGCGTTGCTAACGCAAGTGGCGGATTAGGCCGAATCACACTAGCAAACCTGTTCGCGTCAGACTCAGATCAAACAGCCAATTTTGACGGCGATTGGGGCAAAGATAACAGCGCATTCAGAAGTGCCGCCGATTCGGCGTGTGGATCTGTCAGCGCAGCATTGGTTGGCGCTGTCTATTATCTTGCTTACACTTACTATGCTTATGGCACCGCTGGATTTTACCGTGATGTCGGCATTCGGAACTTGACAACGGGAACAAGTTATCGAGCATACGGAACGTTTGGCGCTTGCAAGGTTGCAATAGCAACGGGGGGCGACATAGTTGCATCACGCGGCGGGCAGATTTACGTTAAATCGTCCGTTGCTAGTATTGCCGCTAATGATTGGTTCTGGGACCAAATTTCGGGAGACGCCGATGACGATATAACAAGCGGTGTTCTTTCGCCAATATTTGGCATAGGTCCAGCAAGCGGTGTTGTTTTAAATAGCGGCTACGTATCTATTGACTACACGCCCGCCACGGACTCCTGGACTGCGGCATACCAAAGCAGCATGTTTTTAACCGGAGATTTTGATTTACAAATAACCGGCTTAGGAGGCACCGAACCAGCACTAGGCGGGGCTAACGACTGGATGCAAAGATTTATAAATATAGTTTCCACTACTAGCACTGGCGACACCATATCGTCGTCATTCCACCGTAAGTATAACGCAGTAGTTCCAAACCAAAGGACAGAAACGAGCGGTACGATTATTTTCGGAGGCTCAACCGTTGTTAATTCCACAACCGCGCAGGGTGGGGGGGCTTTGACCGCAGCAGTTAAAGATTGGAGGCTTCGTGTTGTCAGGGCTGGAAGCTCTGTGTCTTGTTATTATGACATCGGCGCGGGATGGGTTCAGGAAGGCGCAACCTATGCAACATGGCATACGGGGCAGGTCGCTGTGCAATTTTGTCAATCCGCGATTAGCCTAAATGCACAGCCCTGCGGATGGGATATCTACAGATTTACAAACGCCACGCCGGATAGCAATTACAGCATGTTTGCGAATGGCGGCGACCTTATCCAGGATATGGACGCAATAACAGTTTCCGCAAGCAATCTGACCGTAGCCGTTTCATTTGACGAATTAAATACACAGGTTTTAGATTGGGATAAAACCACCGCCAATAGCTCCACCATCAAAACCTTTGGCGCGTCCGGTAGTGGCGCAGACTATGAGATTTTAAGCGATTCAACAGTTTACGCGGTGGCACTGGCGGCCAACGCCACCACCGCAGCCGGCTACGTTTGGATTGCCACGGATAGCGGCCTTGATTATGTGGATTTATCCGATGATTCGGTTCTAACCTTGACCACCACATATGGCAAGATTATCAACGATGCAGTGGATAGCCTTTGTGTGATTAGCTCCATCACGTATGGAGTCACCACAGCTTTAAGCGCGGCGGGTGGAGCCGGTTTTGCTGCGATGTCAGATATCGGCGCACCGGCTGACACGAATCTAGTCGTGCGAGGATTCAACAACGACGACCTTCTAGTAGGTTTCGAAGTGCCCACCGAATCAGATCGCGATCACGCCAAGCTTTACGCACGGAAAAATGGCGGGCAGTGGAACTATCTTTTGACTACAGGCGTACTCGCCACATCCGGAACCGCTTTTGAATTCGACACCACCGGATATGAGGCATTTCTTACGTGCCAATTAAAAGACCTTGCCAATGGGAAATACGAAGTCAAGGTGACTCAATTTGACACAATCGGGAATGAATCCACCGGGACCACAGAGACGGAATATTTAGACGAGCCTAACGCCACTATCCTGGTGAACGGCGGGTCCGCACAGACGCGAACTAGGGCCGTTCTTTTGGATCTATCGGGCGATAGTGGTGATGACTCCTTGGCAGAAGCGAATCAAATCTATGAATGGAAAGTAAAGGAAGATTCGCAAGCTTGGAGTGCGGCGATTATTTATCGTAATCCCTCCATGGGCACAGCACAAACCGTGCCATTTTACATCCCGGGCGCGGCTGGACTGAAAACATTACAGGTAAAAGGGTACGACCGAGCGGGAAACGAGAGTGCAATCGACTCGACCACTACCACTTTTTTCAGCCCATATGAGGGCAATACCACAACGTTTAATCATGATGATGTGATTCATATTGCCTGGGAATTGGGGAGCGATAGCGCCACATTGGGCAGTTATTCCGACTATGACGCAGCAACCTACCCCGTAGCTAATTTGCAAGATCCAAGGCTAGCTAAAGTATGGAGGGGATCTGTTACCAAAACCGTGCAATGTATGGCGCAATTCGATCTTGGAACCAGCCCGGGCCAAACAGATATCTTTTATATGAAGAATCACGATCTAGCTTATTATGATGACAATGGCGCGAAAATAAAAATCTACCTGTGCGCTCACGCCACTAACCTAGGCACGCCTACCTCATGGCTTACTAATGCAACATACAAGGTAGAATTGACAAACCTTATTCACATGCACTCAATTTGCCACCGTCCCGAAGTGACATACCAGCAATGGGCTGTTATTGTCGAAGTTGGCTCTTTGGTTTTCCTTGGAACCGCAACGCCCTACTTTGGTCGAATGATCCTAGCTCAGACAGCCGGGATATGGAAACCAACGAATTCAAACTTTGATAACGATATCAGGTTAACCCTAAACGATAACAGCATAGTAAACGAATCTGAGGATCAAACCTTAGAAGCTGTTGAACGAGACAAGCAATTAATTGCAGACCTTTCATTTGAGAATATGACCGAAGCTGACACGCAATCGTTTAGGCAGGTTTATAGCGAGTTGGGGCATTCCCATGATTGCCTTGTATTGCTCAGGCCGTCCGACTTTGACACCGGAACAACAGAGCCTAGCGCGTGGGATGGAACAAACTATATCATGCCGCCGCTATACTCTCAGATTGCCGACGTGGGCGATTTTCGACACGTTGCAAATGGGAGATGGAATTTTGATGTTGAGTTTAGAGAAATTATTGGCGGGCGTTCACCTTATGGAATGAGGACATCGGATTAATGGCACAACCAACATGGACCGATGCAGTAAGTGAGTACGATATTCTTGCCGTGTTTTCTATCCAGCGATGGAGTGAGGACGGTGCACTTACAATTCATACAACGCATAAATTCAGCTACCAACGAAGCGTAAACCAGGGAGACGCCGCAACCTGGACGATTGGAGCATTTAGTGTTGACTTGGAGGGATATTACGCTGGAAACGTTACCGATATAGGATCAATTTCGTACTCTTTTGGGTTGGACATTCAGCCACAGATTAATTATCCGTCAATGACGATAAAAATAGCGCGGGATGATTCAGATGAAATATCCAACTTCATTACTGCCCTAGAGGGAAACTCATACGGTGGCGCAACCCCTAGCAATTTTGTAGGGCTATTCGTGGTCGAAAAGGGAACCACGCCAAGCGATAGCACGGACCTGAAATACTTCGGATATATCGACCCGAATTCTGTTACCATAAAGCGTGATTCTATTCAATTACGGCTTTATGACAAGTCGAAAAGGTCCGATTCTAAACTACCGAATGTCACAGTAAAGCAATACTGCATTGATGAATTGAGCTTTACTGGAAATGATACCAGCGCAATTGATGAGGATTGGGAAGGTAAGCCCTTGCCCGTTCTTATTGGCGATTGGAGTAGCGGGGATGACTATCAGATTGAAGTCCCCTGTATCTACACCACTAATCAAAACGGGGACTTTCAGTTCGTACTTGCGCACCCGATGAATTATGGGCTATATAGCGCGGGCACTAAAATCAGGGCTGACACGTCCAATTGCCAGTACGCTTTGGTAGAGAGCTACACTTTTGATATTGAAAACTTCTCCGGAAGCACGGGGTATTTTACAGCCGCAGACAGCCAATATGATTCAACCGATAGACAAAATACTTTCGTTTATGAAAAAGACGCGAGTATAAAATTCTACGTCCAAAACCCGGTAGGCATTAGAAGCCTAACCACTGATCCTGTTAGCAATCCCGCTGAGGTGTGGAAAGAATTAATAACCTACTGGGCGTACGATACTGGCTCGGGAGACATTGACAGCACTGCATACACCTCCGCCCATACCCAATTTGAAAATCTTGGTATTGTTGTGCGACGGTGGATCACGGACGAAACACAATTAACCGACCTGTTAGAAGAGTTGGCTACTAATTGCGGCCTTTTAACCCACGTCGAAAAGGACGTTTTCGTCCCTACCGTGTCGGCATTTTACCAACTCGGATTGGCTGATGATACCTATTATGGATGCAACTTTTTAAAAGATTCATTCAAGGTCGAAATCGACCCGGGGGATTGGTTCGCTACTCGTATTGACCTTTCGTATCGATTACAGCCGCAAAGCGATGGATACAGAAAGCTAGTTTCTTCACCTTCGGATGGAACAACCCGACGACTTAAAACGGTTGAAGCTAAATGGCTTTACGATGAGGCAAGCGCGGTCACTCGTTCTAGTTTTATGTATTTAGCATTGGGCAATTCACCCTATGCGATGCAAGGAAAACTGCTAAAAGTCGGATTCGATCATAACTTATCTGATTCCGTTGCGGTTGAACACGCCGACATCAACGGTGAAGAATTCCAGATTTTCGAAATTGCACAAGATTTCGCAGCAGGATATTCCGACATCCTTGCGATATCAACCGCGTGGTCGTTTGTCGCAGGTAGCTGGACAAACGACACGGAAAAAACATATTCATTAGAAACAAGCGATATCACAAAAAGAGACAACGGATACTGGACAAACGACAGCGGCCTTTGTGACGCAGCAGATCCAGACTCCGAAAATTCACACTGGACATAACAAATAATAAGGGGAATTAAAATGGCATGGACCACAGAACTAGGAACCTCATGGACTACACAATCGTCCGTTTCGGTTGGCGATCCAACAAAGGCATCTTTTGGAAATGATACATCAGGAAACGCTAGATTCTCGCGTGATACCAAGTCAAGTTACTTGCGCGGTAATTGCCGTGATGGTAATGGCGATTCGTGCGGCAATGATGCCGGTGCCGTTATCCACGTATCGGGCTACGTACTAGACAAGGAAAAGTATTCGCTGTTAGTTTCTAGCGAATACACGAAAACAGAGGGCCTTTTTGACGGTGATATGCGCTATCGCGACATTACCATTATTGGCGCTGGTTATTTTGAGTCCAACGCCGCAAACGGCCCGGAGCAAGTGCCGGGCGGAGCGAAGGAAGATAATATCCTTCCTGTAAACACACACGCCCAATGGGATGCACCGTCATTAGACGGGCCGATTTTAAAGTTCTATTCCGCCGCGGGCCGTTCTGACCTAACCGACGACGCGCACCAAATGGTTAGGTGCACAGAAGACACTTATAATGCTAGCCGGTTTTGGATCTTCGTTCCCGACTCATCCTTTGACGTTGCCGGCAGTACGGGAACCTTAGCCCAAAACGACTTAGGAATCTATTTCAGTTCCACCGCCGGTGGTGGTAATTTTGCCTTTGATTTTACCATATTCATAAGCCCTCAATACACGACCTAACCGATACCCCAACCCGCAGACACGCCAGTCTAAAAATAATCACCAAAAAATAGGCGATAGTCTGCGGGTTTTCTTCTCTTTTTCTTAAAGCAAAACAGGTTTATTCAACAACCATTACGGGGAATTTATATCAATGTCAGTGAAATATACCAATCTTCAAATCCAGGAAGCCCTTGACCTTTACGACACCTATCAAAGCAAGCGGAGCGTAGCCAATAAGCTAGGCATACCGCGAACTACCGTGACTCGTTGGGTTGCGTCAAGAGAGGACAAGGGCGGTGAAAACAACGAACACGTTACACCCGAATTCCCAGACCTGAAAACCTCCAACATTCACTGGACAGAGTATTTAGAACATGCCGACCAGGCCGCCGAATTCAGGAGAAAGACGCACACGTCACAAGAGCGGGCAACGGTTAAGCTCGACACAGGCAATCCTATCTGTGTTTTATATTCCGGGGATTGGCATCTTGGATCATGCGCCACTGATTACAAAGCATGGCGTCAAATGTTGGATACGATCCTGGAAACGGATGGCGTTTACGTTTGTACTGTTGGCGATGAGATTGATAACTTTACCCAGTTTATGACCATGCGCCCAGTATTGGATCAGGTGCTTTCCCCCCGTGAGCAAAGCAAAGTTTTAGCCGGGGTATTTGACGATCTTATTTCGGCCGGCAAGCTACTCGCGGCGTGTTGGGGAAATCATACAAGCGAGCGAACTGAAAAGGGCGGCGGGTTTGATATGATGGAGGAATTAGCCGCCAATAAGGTTCCATATTTTGGCGGTAAAGGCATCCTAGACCTTCGGGTAGGCGGGCAGTCATACTCTCACTTAATGACGCACAAGAGCCGATTCAATAGCTCTCATGATCCGTTGCATTCTTGCCGTAAGGAATTCCAACTTACCTATCCGGCCCGCGTGGTTGTTTGTGCTCATACTCATAACCCCGACTTTTGCACCAACCATCAGTATAAAACGGACGGTATATTCATCAAGACCGGAACGCATAAGATTTTTGATGAATACTCTACTCGGTATTGGCAGCAAGGAAGGAAAGACGTTCCCTCGGCGGTGTTTTATCCCGACCGTGACAAGCTGGTACCATTTAAGAACATGGATGATGCCTTGATTTATCGGAGGGGGATTTAGGAAGTAACCCCAAAACCGCACGCTAACATGTAGAAAGTTAGCGTGCGGTTTTTGGGGTTGGTTATTTGCACCAGCGCCTCACTTCGCCAACGTTTGATATATGTCAACGATCACATTGTTCAACCGTTCAACCTCATCTAATAACGCGGGTACGTCGTCTACCGAATCGCTAAGTACGCCTATTATTATTAAGGCAGAATTAGGAATATCATCATCAGGCAATTCCTCCGATATGGTCGCATTGTCGGCCCGTTCGCGCATCTCTTGTAACTGTTTTTCACCCAGCATCTTTACTATCCTCCCTATCTGCCTTGTTTTTGCACATTTCCCTTGTTTCGGCTGCCTGATGGTTGGCAATGCTAGCCACGCCAGTTGCCTTTTTCATAGCCGCGTCGTATTGGTCGAGTTCTTCCTTCGTGGGCTCTTCAAGGAAGTCGCCAGCAGGCACAAACGTAGCGTTGAAAAGGTAGCCTTTTAGCATCTCTATCTGATTTTTTAGCATCTCTATCTCTGCTTTTTGATCCATTGTGGTATTGTCTTTCCAATCATTATCGGCCCTAATATCGTACTTTTCAAAAGTTTGCTTTTCAACTTCTTTTTTCAGTAATTTAACTTCGCGCATAAGAATGGGAATGTCTCCTATTGAATTGCTAAGCACGCCGAGCAGTTTGGTGACAGAACGGTGGATATCATCATAGGGTAATTTGTCCGATATGGTTGCTGATTTTGCCCGTTTTTCAATCTCTTGTAACTGTTTTTCGCTCAGCATCTTTTCTATCCTCCCTGTCCCACGCGCTGAAATCCGGTATGTCAACAGGCGTGGACCAAAAACGGGCGTGGGGTTGGAATTTATACATAGCGCCCTCTTCACACCCATGGTTGAATGTCCCGTCGTCGTTCAGAGTAGAAAACGCCATTTCCCCACCTTGCAGCCTGTAAACCCGGCAGGGCCTCGGGGTGTCCCTTATGCCTCGTTGCATGATGTACCACCCCTCTTCCTTTGGCATCTCACTTGTCGGCTTGCTCACCTGTCACCTCGCTTTCTTTCCAGTTATACACAACGCACGGCGACCAATACGCACACATTCTAGGCTGATGATCTGGCAGCGGATATGTTGTGCCTGGGTTGATCTCTAAGATAACGGTTCGCATCTTTTTCTTTGCCCAGTTCTGTGCGCACTTCAGGGTAATCCAACCACGAACCGGAGGAAGGATTGCTCCAGTGGCCTTATACCTAGCAAGCTTTTTGGGCGTGGTTGCGTGATATAGAATCATCAGTATGCGTCTTTTCTATCTTGAAACGCCGTGCAGAATATACCATTGGTGTCGTAATCGATTTCAATTATCTTTTTGCCAACATTAAATAACGGGCCGCATGAGCTGGTCATCGGGACACATGCGCCTGGTTCGTCCGTAGCATGTATGCAAGTTGCGCATTCGGAAAAATGAAGCCCGCCGATCAGGGCATGTGAAAAGTGGCTACTCATGGCTTGTTCCCCCTCCTATCGTTTCAATTAAAAGTTCAACGCTTTTCGATGCGTTCCTTTCCCCGGATAAAATTCTATACAATTGCCTATCGTTAATCCCACAAGCAGTCGCAATTTTTCGATTTGTCCACCCCTGTTTCTTAAGGCGGGCGTGGTGAATTTTAAAATTAGTTGTGGGCATTGCTAAATCCAATCAATCCAGTTGTTTTGGATAAATTCGCTGATCTCGTCAACCAGCGGGCCGCTGCTTTGCGAGGGGGCGCCGACTGTGGCAATTTCAAACTCTATTTCGCTACCATATTCAGATCGAACCTGTCTTTGGATCTCTGCCGCTATTTCGTTCGCCTCAGCCTGTGTGCAATCCTGTCCGTAATAATCGGGATCTGTTGCTAAGAAAATTGTTGTTGTTTCCATTTTATCGTCTCCCTTGTTTGAGAGGGGCGGTTGCCCGCCCCTGCAAAAAGTTAGTGATTGCGGATCATTGTTGCGATTGCGTTCCTCATCATAATTAGAGTATATGGCCATAGGGCGTACTTGTCAAGAGGAAAATGCACTTTTTATATTTTATTCCCGCCTTCCTTGTTAAGCACCTCCATAATTTGCCTCATTCCATACAAGGCGCATGGGATTACAATGATTGCGAGTTCATTGAAGATTCGCGTCTCACGGATATTTCCAAACTGAAACATGAAAGCCATATAAAGGGGGATCACGGATAATAGCAAAAGATAATCCTTGTCAATCTTCTTGAAGCCCATGGGGATAAAAATCCAACAACCGCCAAAGGTAAGCCCGAAAATCAACAGGTTTTGCCACTTTTGTAGATCGATAATATTCACAGCCCAGGCACCCCACCAACCCATTGAACACCCCATGGCATGGGCAAAAAATAGCTTGATAGCCACAAAGACGCCCACAGACAGCGCACAATGGACGGTAGCGCGTTTAAATCCTAAATGCCTCCACCAGACGAGGCCAAGGGCGGGAAGCAAGAAAACGGCCGTTTCGCGATTGAGTAGCGCCAGGGTGAAGGCCGGATACCATAGCCATTGTTTTAGTATGGAGGTTTCCCTTTTAAACAAAGTCATGGTGAAAATAGGATATTGCAACCACTCTCTTTTTTGCAGGATAATTCCGACCAACAAAAGGAAGAAAAGCGGCTGTGTGAAATCTTGCATTCGCATCATGCCGTGCGTTTCTGGCGTTGAGCCAACCAGCAAGCAACTCATTGAATGAGAAGCCGCCGCGATGAAGGACATCACTAGTAATACAACACCGGTAAATGCTTCAAATGACGAAAACTTATCACGTAAGAATTTAAAAAATGACCTTAATAAAAAGAAGAGAATCGCAGTGTTAAACCAAAATATAGTACGACGCAACCCTGAGTTGCCGTGCATGAAAGATGTGGTAATAGCAAGGGGTGTCAATAGCCTATGACTAAAGGGCGTTGACGCTTTTGCCGTGATAATTTCAACGGGACTTGGGAGAAAATCGCACTGGTGAAAATATGTCAACATTGTGATTAAAGACAAGGCCGCGAACAAGATGTTTAATATGATTATTGCCAAATACCGTTTCATTTCAACCCCCTCGTTTTCATGTTTATTCGAAAAGCACTTACATTATTACATAGCTTTACGATAAAAACAATTAAAAGTTACGAATTCACTTGACACAGCCAAGATAATTGCTGATAATAGCATCACACAAGGGAACAGAGGCGATAATGGTAAGCAATTCAAATCTAAACAAAACGATAAAAGAACAATGTCAACTTTTTAATAACGGACTCCCCAAAATTCTTCAACAAGCCCGCCCAAGCCTACTAAGCATCGTAAAAGCTTTTTGCGTAAGCCCGCAAACCCCCGGGGAGTTCGTTGCGGGCGATTTTAGGCGGGGAACAGGAGGTGCGAGATGGACACGAGTAACTTAAAGATAAACACACCCTACACCATCGTTCGTGATTTTCCATGGAAAAGGGGGCTGCCCTTGATAGGGGGGTGGTTTTACGTGTTACTTGACGATGGAACCGTTGGGTGTGATGAATTCAAACTCCATACTCCTAGTGTAGTCCTTCCCGATTCTTATGACAGCGACTTCATAGTCGCACACAAGCCCGCACACATGCCGCCCGCCCCACTTCTGACAGAAGAGGTGCTGTAATGAACGGAATTAAACCACCAGCGCGGCCCGAGTATAACCTGTGCGACTATGAGGTTGAGCTAATTAACCACCTTCTAGGCATGGGCATACCCGGCGAATTAGCAGAACTGATCGTCATGGATCAATCCTGTGAGTATCTCGAAAAGGTGGCCAACGCGGCCGGTTTTTCAAACCAGAGTGACTGGTGCGCGGATCGAGCGAGTTCCCGTGATGCTAGTATTTTTAGAATGTTCAAAGACGCTAAAGAAAGGGAGGAAGGATGATGGAGGAGGATTATCAACGCTATTTTTCAACGTTAAAACACAAAATACCAAATGGTTGGCTTGCTCAATACTCACGGTTGAGAACGAAAGTTGCGTCCCGTTGCGAGGTGTTTACGCATCCTGACTACCCTGATTACAAGATCTTTTCCACCGCTATCGGGGTATCGGTTGAAGCCATAACTAGGTCTATGGGTAGCATTTTAATTAGATTTGAAATGCAGCATCACAACCCCACGCTTTTTAACGAAAACCCTGTTGAGGCTGCAAAGGCATGGGTTAAACACAGTGCGGAACACGCCATAAAGGATACGGTATAACCATGATAAAAACTAATCGAAACATGGAGCGCCCCGCAATCCTCGGAGCTATCAGGATTGGCGAACGTAAATTATCAAAGGGCGGTAAGCTCTTCCCGGCACAATGCGACCATTTCAGAATCGTATCAGGCAGAACCGCAGACGGTATGCAAAACCTTGATATGGATTTAATGGAAAGGCTTGACCCGGAAAATAAAGAACCACGGGAAATCCGGGTGTATCTCTTCTTTAAGACGGTTGAAGAGAACTTCATTACCGAGCGAACTATGTACGGAAAAATGAATAACGATAAAAACGCCCCAACGGTTCGCAAGTGCTATTGTGATGACGGTGAAAACGCGCACCGGATCAATAAGGATGGAACCACAAAAGTCGTTACGTGCAAGGGGGACGATTGCCAGTTTGCCATATCAAAGGAATGCAAACCTCTTGGTACCCTGTTTTGCACAATCGACAAAAGCAATCAAATCGGCGGGGTGTATAAATATCAAACGACATCCTGGAATTCGATTAGACAGATTCAAACCAGCCTTGACACTATTTACAACATATCCGGCGGCGTGTTGTCGGGGTTACCTCTTACCCTTGTTGTCAAGCCTCACGTTTTGCAGACTCCGAGCGCGGGCGCACAGACAAAGTACCTCGTTAACATTGAGTTTCACGGGGATCATAACGCATTTATCGACACCATAAAGCAGCTTATAGGGCGCGGCAACGAACAGCACGCGCAACTTACCCAATCAAGCGCAAAGCTAGCCATCGAGGACGCTAAAACCCCCGAAGCAGAACTTGACACCGCTGAAGAGTTCTGCTTTAATATTGGCGAACCTGTGGACGATGGTGACGTGATCGAATTAAACGAGGATGAAGCCCCGCAATATAACGATGAGGGGCAAGGTGGTTTGATATGAGCGAAAGAAGATCCAACTTCGAAACCTTTTCGCGGTGTAGACGCGCATACAGTATGCGGGATCATGCCGTACCTAATGACGCCATGCTATGTGGAACGGCGGCGCACAGCGTAGCTTATGAATATGGGCAGCATTGCATCAAGATAAACCGCGATTCGAGCCTTAACAAGCTCCGTGATTTATTTAAAACAATGTCGCCACAATGCCCCCTGTCTATGCGTGAAGATTGGGAATACATTCAATCTTCCATGGAATCAGACCCTATAATGCTTTTCTCCCACCGGGATAAAACCAAGCTGGAAACCTGCCTTGCGGTTGACGTAAACAGGAAGCCGATAGACCCGGATAACAAAAGCGCGGCCTGTCATGCGACCCTGGATAGAATGACAATCCTAGGCGACACAGCCTATGTTACGGATTATAAAACAAACCGTGCTATCTGGCCTGAGTCAACCATACAGGCTAATTTCCAGGCTAATTTCTATTCTACCATGGTATTGAGCAACTTTCCCAAGGTTATGACCGTAAAGTTTACGTTTGCATTCCTTCGATACCGCGCAACGAGACACGCTGAATTTACCCGGTTTGATACTAATATCTTTTGGGACAATGTAATTAAACCGACCATTGACGCGATGAGGGAAGCGAACCAGAACAATGACTTTCCCGCACAACCATCTACCGGCTGCGATCTTTGCATGGTGATGGACCGTTGCGACTTTTGGAAGGGCGTTCCGGAGAAATGGCAGGGACTTAGCGACGAAGAGTTGGCCGAAAAGTGGATAGCCGCTAAGGCATTTATAAAGGGCGCAAGTGCCGAATTAAAGCAACGGGTATCCGATGGTGCGTCAATTAAAACAAATGGCGCTGTGGTCGATTTCTACCCTAGTGAATCGGTTAGTTATCCATACTCTAAAGTCAAAGACCCGCTGTTAATGCATACGCATGACATCGAGGCGATTAAGGGCAAGCTTGCATTCTCAGCCACAGCGATAAAACAACTCTTAAAAAGGGCCGACCAAAAAGACTTAATCAATCATTTTGAGTTGGAATATTCCGAAAAGAAAACAACAACCAGATTTGAACCAAGAAAGGGTGTTTAAATGGCAAACCTTGCAAAAGTAACGTTGGCCGGGAACTTGACACGCGATCCAGAGATCCGCTATACTACGGGCGGCGTGGCTATCGGCAACATGAGCGTTGCGGTTAACCGGCGCGTAAAGAAAAACGAAGAGTGGGCAAGCGAGGTAAGCTTCTTTGATGTCGTTTGCTTTGGAAAGACCGCAGAAGCTTGCGAAAAATATCTTTCCAAAGGAAAACCTATCCTCGTTGACGGTGAACTTGTTCAACGATCATGGGAAAGTAAGGACGGGCAAAAAAGATCCAAGATCGAAATAACCGCTCGAGACGTTCAATTCTTGGAGTCTAAACGGCAGACAGAGGACAAACCCGCCCAGCAAACCAACAACGACGGACCGCCGCCGATTGACGATGATGACATTCCTTTTTAACAATCCTATAACCGCCCTCGCGCCATTGCGGCGCGTTGGGTAGGGGGGCGAATGAGACGAATTAGCAAAGTACACTGTGCAGATTGCAAGCATTGTCACATGTTTTGGAAACCATATTATATGGACGGTGCTATATACCGAGAAGAAAAACGGATCAAGTGCGCCCTAAAGATGTGGCGAATTCCACAAAAACGAAACGTCACATATGACTTGCCCATTATTAACTTGCGTGGTATGATCCGCGAAACATGCAGCCTTTACGAATCCACGTCATCGTCCATACAGGACCGGCGTGAGTCATTAAACGCAACATACAGTAGCCTGCCAATGGCGCGGGTTTACAGAGAGGTGAAACCTTGTCAAAAAAGTGCGACCACAAAACCGAAGTTTACTCCCGAGTCGTTGGATTTTATCGACCAGTGCAGCAATTTAACCCCGGAAAACGTGCTGAATATGACCAGCGCAAAACGTTCAAGGTGAATTTAACCAAGTTCAAGGAAGAAAACCAACCCCCTGAGGATGAAGAAACAGGGGAATAAGGAGGATCGTATGAACGATAAAGAGGAAACTAAAAAGGTTGAAAACGACACGGAAAAAGAAGATGCTTTCTTTGGCATTGATTATTTAAAATTCGTCTTAGAAGATCTTGGAATCACGCCAAGAGAGGCCGTTAATATCGTCGTTGAACACAGAGTTAGGTCGGGATATTTGGCAGCGGAGACGCCCAAATGACCATGCGAAACATGGACGATAAACTCTTCAACGAGACTTGGTTTTTGAAGTTAGATGCCAAAACTAAACTCACTTTCTTCACAATATTTTTGCTACCGGGTGGAAACGCATCAGGAGTGAACCAAACCACAACTAAAATGATCGCCACTTTGGCCCAAATAAGTGAGAAGGCAGTCAAAAACGCAATCGTAAAGTTACATGGTAAGGTTACTTTTTGGGAGGAATACAACTACATTTTCTGTCATAAGTTCTTTAGGTACAACAACAACTCGGCAACAACAAACACTAGTGCTTACAGGCACATAGAACGTATTCCATGGTCCGAAGTTAGGGATACTTTTTACAAAGAACACGGTGAGCCTAACGGTGAGGCTAACCTTGAGGCTAAACGAAAAAACGTTTTAGCCTCAACCAAGAAAGCGGTTAAGGCTAAGGGTGAGGCTAAACGAGAAAGTGCCCCTATCAGTAGTCAGGTATCAGGTATCAGTAGTCAGGATAAAGAAGATAAAGAAAGTGGCGATGCGCCATTGTCCGACAAGTCGGACTGTAAATCTCAAGACCTGTCAGCGGTGGTTGAATTCTGGAACCAAGCAAAGCACACCAAGAAATTAAGATCGTCAAACACGATTGAACAGGCACGCCACGCTATCAACGCCAGGCTTAAGGACGGGTTCACTGTGGAGGAAATTACCCGGGCCATTTCCAACTATGACGAAAGCATCGCGCGGGGTCAAAAACCGGATGGATCAAAATGGTCTTGGGAAGGTTTTTCCTGCATTAAGTTTATGCAGCAAAATAACGGCCTTGAAACTTTCACCGGGGAATGGACATGGGAAGAGGCAAATAAAGGCGTTGAAGACCTAGCTCGTGAAATACAACCACATTTAACCACGCTGTATCGAAAACGATATAATCAAGGCCAACCCGATTACGACGGAGCCGACCTTGGGCTATCTAACGCCGCGCTGAAAATTGTAAACGCAAAAGGTTTTAAGCTTTATGACATTTACAGCGTGAGCAATAAGCCGAATGATTGCTTTTATGCGCTCCGTGATGAGTGCGGAAGGTTAGCAAAATGAGCAACGTAAACCTTTTAAATCCAGACCTTCCATACTCCGAAGAGGCTGAAATTGCGCTCTTAGGTGCTGTTATGTTGCGGCCAATGATGCTTAATAAAATCATTGGTTCTGTTGTACCTGGTGATTTTTATATCGGGGCTAACCAATCAATTTATCGTGTAATTTTAGATCTGTTTAGCCAAAAAAACGCGATAGACGTTGTGACTATTTCCAACGAACTAGAATATAGAGACCAGCTAGAACGGATTGGAGGTATCGAGTATTTATCTGATTTGTCCGAAGCCGTGCCAACATCGCAAAACATTGAATCATATGCTAAAATAGTAAAAAACAATTCCTTACGTCGTCAAATCGTCATGGCGTCACAGGTGGCAATCCAGGA